TCATATCTGAACTAAAATTAATTACACCCTTCTTCTTATCTATATTAAATGTTGGGTTAAAGTTAGCAGTTTCTGTGTTTAAACCAAAACGAGAACCAATAGTAAATTGGAAGTACCATAGTCCGTCCATATACCAACCCTCTTGCCCGTTGTAAGGGCTATTTGGATTTAAGTAGATGTCTTTCTTTTGGTTATTTAATCTTTGAAAATCAATTTGAGAATTTTGAGGAGATATAATATTACCATTTTGGTCAAATAAAATAAATCCTTTATTATCTTGAAGGTAAGCATTAGCCGACAACACTTGAATATTCTCTGTAAGTGGTCTTAAATAACCATCCTTGTACAAAGAAATACGTACCCAATTGACATAATCAGAGGGCAATACAAAAATTAAGTTGCTTGCTACAGTTAACTCTAAAGCCTTTATCTCTTTAAATGCATCGTAATTTAATTCTTGAACCGCTCTTTTGGCGTGGAATAAAATCTTATATCTCTCCTCATTATTTACTAAAGAGTGATTACCATAATACATTAATAAAAAGTTATTAACTATATCATATAGTGATACATATTGGTATGAACCCCAGTTTTTATCTTCGGGAGCTACACCATTATTATCGTAGTATTCGTATTGTGATATATATGCCATAATTTATTTTTTATTGTTTATTAGATGATAGGCTTCCGCTTTGCTCTTGACCTATTGCAAATGCTGCAACTTCAGACTCTCTAATTGATACACCACAATACTGAAGAATCTTCATAATTAATTTATATCCATCTTCAATTGGTAATTGGAAGTCTTGATAGTCAGGTTGAGATTGGTCAAATGCAGGCTCACCATTTACTAAGGTAATATAAGTCCACTTAGGGTCTGCAGGATAGCTAAAGTATGTACATTTTACAGAGTTAACCCCATTAATAGTATCAGGGTAAACACTAATAATATTTCCAACTAATGTGTATGCAGGGTACTTAGTATTAGGAGTTGTATAGATAGAATCTACCAACATATTAATCTTGCTAACAGAAACTTTTTCTGCTTCACCTAAACGTAAACCAAATAAATCAAAAATCTCTATCTTAGAAATCATATAAGCATCAAATCCCGTAGTTATTAAAGACGGATATTTATATTCATTAGTTAAAGGTGTTGCTTGAGCAAGCGTATCTACGTGCATAAAAATTTCTAAAATTTCAGCAATAGGAAGTTTAGTATCCGCGTAGTCTGTACCTGAAACACGAGCGTTTTCAGCATTTGTAACCTTATTATAACTAATAAAATACTCCTCATATATCTCCATTTGCGCATTTTTAGCGTACAAATTAAAGTCTGATGGAGAGATATAACCGTAGTTGTTTTTATTTAACACGGATAGGACTGTGTTTCTTACGTCGTTAATCATCTATATTCTTTTTTTTACAAATATAAAGAAAAAAGGGGGTACAAATTGCACCCCCGTTAATTGTATTTTTACTATAAACTAATCTATAGGTTACTCTCTAACATCTTTAAATGGTCAAGACCATCATCAGATTGAAGGTAATGAGCTACTGTTAAATAAGGGTCCTCCCCAAATGGTACAGAAAGCATTTTCTTTTTATTGGTAGCGGTATTAAACCAAACCTCTTTATTGTTGTTTCTGAAGTTTAATAGCTTAGCATTAAAGAACACGTGAATGTTAGCGTTGTGTCTAAGCATTGGGTCATTTAATACGTTTAAGAAAGCTCTTGGGTCTCTTTTAGCAAACACCAATATATCTCTCTTTAACTCAGCTGTAGTAACTTTCTGTGGGTCTCTTCCAAATAATACCCTTGACATTGTTTCCAATTGGTCAAGAGATAATTGGCGAGCCTCAATAAGCGCATCAACCTCAATATTTAAAATCTCTACCTCTTTGTTGGCATCTTTCTCGTTGTTAACTTCTACGAAAGACCTACCGTTTAATGGATGGTAATATAAAAACTGCTGTAAAACAGGATTAGTTCTTGAAACGCTTAAAAAGCCATTCTCAAAAATAACAGGTTCAACAATAGCATTACCATCTTGTTCGTCCTCAAAAGGACTTCTTTGATTGACAGCGTATCTTAATGCTCTGTTGACGTTATTTGCTTCGTCAAACCAAAGTAATGGATAGCGTCTTGAATTTCTTATAGGCAGCGTGTACGAAAGTGGAGCTGCTTCTTTAACTAATTTGTAGATTTTATCTACGGGTGTTGCATTTTTCATTTGATATAATAAGATTAAATAATAAATAAAATAAAGAAGGCAGTGTCTTTAAAGACACCACCTTCTTTTATTAATTAGTAGTTGAACAATACGAAGTTGTTCGCACCAAGTGTACATACACATCTCTCAGACAAGAAGTTAACCTCCATTGCGTCAAGGTCGCTTGTAGCTGCACCACCTGCAGAACCTGTAATCCAAGTTTTGTATCTGCGGTCTTCTGCCTCTGTAGCTCTGTAACGTACGTGTAAGAATGGTCTCTTAGCGTTTTTACCCATAATTTGGTCATACACTGAAGTAGAACCTGCAGGAACTAATAAACCGTTTACACGACCTGAACCAGCTGTAGCAGGTAAACCACCACGCATAGTTGGGTCATTTAAGTATTTCCAATCAGACTTGTAGAAATCGTAACCTCTACGGAATCCTGTGAAACCTAAGTTTAATGCCATCTCGATGTCGTTATCAAACAAACCAAATGAAGCTCCGTTTGCAGCAGAACCACTATTGTATCCGTTTAATGTAGCCAACATATCGTCAATGTCAAAACCAAACTCTCTGTTTAAGAAGATTGCATTCTCTTCAATTGCACCTTGCTTATCTAAACGAGAGATGATTGTATCGAAATCAGCTAATGTAGTTGGATTTCCACCACCCCATACGTTTCCTCTGTTTTCTACTACGTAGAAGATACCTTCAGAACCTTTGTTACCTGCAGCAGTGTAAGTAGTTTGAGTTACTACACCTGAACCTGCTTCTGCGGGAACTGCTTCAACCATAGAGGTCTCTAAGTAATCTTCAAAACGTAAACGAGTTTCGTGCTCAGATTTCAAATACCATAAGTAACCATTTGCTCCATTTTCAGTAGTAATTTCTACCCATCCAATTTGAGCCATATCAGAACCTGATACTGCGTACTTGTCTTTGATAATGATTGGAGAGTTTTCAAAGAAAACGTCGTTAGCCTCTAAAGAGCCTTCCATTCCGTTTGTTCCTTTTTTAAACTCTGAACCATAAATCCAAACAGTTAATGTTGCTGCTGAACCAAATGCTTGACCACCACCTTCGTAGTAAGCAACTTGGAAAGTACCTGCAGTAGTGTTAACTGCAATAACGATACCTTTGTTAGAACCTGTTCCTGCATTGTCAGAAATGTAAACAGTCTGTCCTTTACGGATAGCTATTCCACCTGAACCCGGACCTGAAGCAGGGATAAGTGTATCACTTACAGTAATTGTTGCTGTATCAGCAGCTGCTGCTGCAGATGACTAAGTCAGAGTTAGAAGGCATCTCAGCTCCTACCATACGAAGGAAAGAAGCGATTGTTCTGTTACCATAACGCTCAAATTCTTTCTCATAAGTATCAGGAAGATACTGATTTAAGAAGTCGAAGTTGGTAATGTAATTTGTCGATAAAGGGACTTGCTCAGCACTCGGCTGTAACGCAAACCCCGGTGAAGGTAATATTGCCATTTTTTCTTTTTTTTAAGTTTTTAAATTCGTTTAATACTTTTAATTTTTAGGGCACGACCTGAATCGTTGTCCTTTGCTTTTACTTGCATTCCTCCTTTGTTTGTTACTTCGGGTGCTCTACGCTCAGACATATTAATATTTTTAGTCTTGCGCATTACATCCTCGGTAGCATCAGATAAACCTTGTTCGTAAAAGAACTTGGCGAATCTGTCGGGATTCATTGCGATTGCTAATGACCTATGGTATCCTGCTGCGTCTTTCATTAGTCCGTCCTCGTCCAAAAACTTATTGATAAAGTTTAGTGGAGTTGATTGACTTTTTTTCAACTCATTAGAATCACCGGGAGTAAAAGATAACTTTCGGTCATTTACGTTAAATTCAAAACCTTTAAATTCTTCGTTAAACACCTCATCTGTCTTCTTTTGGAACCAATCGCGTTTGCGAGATTCTTGCTCCTGTTGGCTTTTTGCTTGTTGTGTATATTGTTTATAAGCCTCATACACTTCCTTCTCTTCATTTGGAATACCTACCGCACTTGACTCAAGGGGCATATTGTATTTTTCCTTTTGTTGATTGAAGTATTTTTTAGCTTCACCAATAATCTTCTTCTTTGCTAACTTTATTTTTTTAATTGTATGCTCCTCGTCAATATCTTCATCGTAACGATAGTCGTCCATTAGGACATCAATATCGTTATCGTCAAAGCCTTCCTGAGTGGCAGCCAAATAATTATGCAAAAGTTCTTCAGGTTCCATTGAATCGTAGTCCTTTCTCAAATTGACAAAGTCTTCAAATCCTCTTCCTGTTTCCTTTTTGTATTTAAAATAAGCAGCAACGTCTTCGGGCAAATCTTCTGCCTGACTACGCTCAGCTAACAACTCATCAAATGAGTTAATCTGCTTATTATATCTCTTCCCAATATATGAAAGAACGTCTTCTTCTCTTAATTCAACCTCCTGTGCAGCTTCCTGTGCAGGTGTTTCCATATTTATAACCGGAGTTTCCTCAACAGTTTCATTAAATTGCTTTTCGTGTTTGTCAAGCAATTCTTTTTCTACTTCTTGTACTGATTTTGGTTCGTAACCTTCTACAGCTCTTACTTTAAATTCCATTGGATATGATTTTATTTAGTGCAAATTTATATAAAAAATTCAATATTATTATCGTGGCTCAAATTCACCCATATCAAAGCCATCTAAACTATCCTCGTTAGATTCAAAATTCAAAGGAGGTAAGTTATTTTTACGTTGATTAATCAACTTAGATTGCTCTGTATTTTGTTGACTAATACGCTTTGCCTTAGCGTCCTCTTTCTCTTTGTCTCTACCTGATATAGTGCTCTGCTCTAATCCGTTTAATTGTAAACTATATTGGAACTCCTCCGCCATTAGATAACTCTTCAGCTCGGCTTCCTTCTGCATCTTCTCAATATCAAATGCAACCTCAGCCTGCTTGATTTGCATCTTAGCCTGCGTCTCCATTTGAATCTTCTGCATAGCCAACTGTCCTGCCATCTCCTGAGATTTAAGATTTTGTTGAGCGGTCATAGCTTGGTTTTGCATAGCCATCTTCTCCTCACGTTCTTGCTTCTTAGTTCTTTTTAATTTTAATAATTGATTAGCAAGTTTTAAGTTCTTTATCTCACGTATGTCGATAGCATCTTCAAGGTTAATATCGCCCTTAGATAATGCCACTTGAATATTCGCTTCAAGTTGTGCCTTTTCTTCTTCATCAGGGGAAACCTCTATAAAAATACCAAAATCATAAATATATAAATCATTAATCTCACTTAAAATTGAGACGTTGTACTTACCAATCTTATTTGCAAATTCGTCCTTAAAGTCTGCGTACTCTAAAATATCGCCAATGCGATACGTTAATGCTTCAGCCATTGAACGAAATACAAATAAACTACTCTCTAATATATGTCGTGTAGCTGTATTTGAGTTTAGAGCAGCTAACTTTTGTAAGCCAACTAATGAGTTAGGGTCAGGCATTGAACCGTCTCTTGCCTCATTTAAACCTGTTACAGAACGAATCATATCCATATAATGATTGTAGTTTGTAATA